GTCGGTAACGCATACATCAGTGGTCGCTCGATGACTGATTGGTTGGCAGAAGATGACTACAACGATCGTGAGAGAAACAGAATCTCTGATGCTTTAGTTGTTGGTTGGAATGATGAAGTATCACCAAACAGCAACGATATTGATGCTGTAACCGCTGCTTTCCGTGTTTCTACTGAGACTTCAGCAATCACTGAATCTGGTAGAGGAAATAACGAGAATAAAGTTGGTATCAACGTTAATGATAGCGAACTTGATAGAGCACTGGTTGTCAAGGGTGATTCAAGATTTACAGAAGATGTACGTTTCGAGCGTGACATCGAGATTCATGGTGATGGTACTCTAACTGAGGTAAGAACTGATACCACAACTGGTACATTTAACCTCATCACCGATACCAACTTCACTGGTACTTTAAACATTGCTAACTCTGCTAGTGTACTTAACTTCGTTAATACTGCTACTACGATCGAGATTGGCAATGATGCTACAACAAATTCATTCTACCTTGGCAATGATGTAGCAGGAGATCAGTTCGTCTACTTCGGTAATACTTCAGATCATAGCAACTTCTTCATCGGTAACACACCTGATAGTGCTACTGTTGCTGCTGATGGTTCTGTAGCAACTCCTGGATTCGGTATCAGCAAGACAGTAATTGGTGGTGCTTTCGGTAACACCAACCAAGATCTCTCCTATGTAAGAATCTCAGCACAGAATCTACGTGTTGATGGTGATCAGTGGTTAGGATTCCGCCGTCAGGGTGGCACTGCTAGCCTCAGATCTCAGGCATCCTTCATCAACTTCTTCTCCAACTCTGGTGGTCCTTCGACTATTAACTTCGGTCTCAATGCTTCTGAAATTAATATCGCAGGTCAGGGTGGTACAACCACAATCAACAACTCACTACATGTTGTTGCTTCACTCAAAGTTGATGGTAACATGCTACTTTGTGGTGGTCTTGCTGCCTTCTCCTTCATTGGAAACAGAGCACAGATGGGTTCAACCATCTCCGCTCACCAAGATGGTGTAGAACCAGACGGTACATTCACCAAGAACGTTGATATCCTTAACGTTCTAGTTCTAGGACCAACTGATGATGGATATAACGCAGTTGATACTGCAGGTTCTGGTCAGTGGGGTGGTTCTGCTTATCAGCAAGAAGTAACTAACATTGGTGGTACTCCTGAAGTTGAACCTCAGGAATTCCCTACTTTAACTGGAGATGAGTATTATCTACCAATTAAGAATCCACCAAACCTCAACAATGGTGATCCATACCTAACAACTGGTGATTATATTATTGTTAACAGTGCTGTCACTGGATCTCTACACCCAGAATTCTTACAGATCCTTGAGGTTGTAAGAGCTAACGTTGGTCCTTACTATCTAAGAGTTAAGCGTCAACCATTTGGTGCTTTCGGTGGTGTTCTAACTATTCATGCTGACACAACTCCAATCTATAAGGTCAACGTACAGTTCGATGCTACTTGGTTGGAGCAAGGTGCTGATGGATCTGGAGCACAAGATAATTTCTATCTTGCCGAGTTTGGTGGTAACCTAACAAACAATGATTATGTAATTCTAAGCAGAAATGATAGCACTGGTACTCCAGAATATGTCAAGGTTGTTGCTCCTCTATCTGAAGAAGTTCAGAAGTTTAGAATTAACAACGGTCTAGATTGTGATGATGAAGCAGGTGATGTATTTACTGTTGATTCTGTAACTGGAGACACAGAAATTGAGGGTCAATTGACTCTCAACAATACACTCAAAGTTTCTGGTGGTTGTGGAACGATCAGTAAGATTGCTTTCAATGCTACTGGTTCAACTGGTGATTTCCAACTAACTAATGTAACGGTAACAACACCAGATAAGTCCATCACTGATATTCAGATTGGTGATAAGATTGAAATCACAACAAATGAAGCATCACTTGAAGTTTTACATGATACAGCAATTACTTCTGTTGATCCAGTCAACAACATAATTTACATTGACAAGTATCTGGTTGGAGCTTCTACAGCAACTGTTGCTTTTAATGCTAACAGAAACGAGCAACTACTTCTTACAAATGGTAATAATGTTGAAACCTTTAAGGTAGACACATGTACTGGTACTACACATATTGGTACTCATTTTGGAAGACTTGATCTTGAGTTTGCTGAAAATGGAGCAAGTGCTACTAATAATACAGCAGATATCCCAGCAGACTTTGATAGTGGTTTACTGAAGATTGCATATGGATACTGGTTTGATCCTCAAATTGTTGCCGATGGTGGTCCTTCAACCACCGTAAGAGCAACCGCTCAAGGTTCATCTGGTTCTGTTCAAGTTCCTGTTAACTCTTTAGGTGTTGGATCTGGTGCTTTTGCTCTCAACGATCTTGTATTTGTTGGAACTCCTGAGTCTGCGGCAACTGGTGTTGGAACCTTTATTGTTGGTAAAATTATTCAGATTATTGATGATGCTAACAATCCCACCATTGTTATTGAAGATCCTGGCGATGGATTGACAACTAACGAACCATTCAACGCTGCTGATGATGTATTTACTAACGGAAACGTTGTAAGAAGACTAATCAAGCATGTTGAATTTGCTAACATTATTGATATTCAAACAAGAACTAGAACAGTTTCTGGGGCACAATCTAATTACTGCTCTGTAATTATTGACAGAGGTTACATCGCACAACAAAAACTAGATTATCTTGGTTGGATTGTTCTTTGTAATGAAGAACATGAAGCGCAAACTTGGACTGTTGTTAAGGGTAGATTACAGGGGGTCGTTCATACTGCCACTATGAACGAACAAAACACTGATGGTTCTGTAGCATATAGAACTGGCGATCTAAATGTTTCTGCTGATCTTAGAATGATTGGTGGATCTTTAGAAATCTATGATTCTGTCAATCAAACTAGATTGTTTGGTTTCGTCAATGATGATGGTCACGCAGATCACCAAGGTCTGCTTGTTTGGGATGCTGGTGTTGTTGCTCGTGGTGATTTCTACCTCTTTAGTGGTCAAGATCCCGAAAACGTTGTTGAAAACCCAGATGTTAATGTTCCATCATTCTCTGTTGACAACCTAGCAAATGCTACAGTTGGTAGCACACTAACTGTTACTGGCACTGCTTCGGCAAATCCATCAACAACTATCAAGCAACTTGCTGCTGGAAATCTTGGTCCAAATGGTGCTAAAGAATTCGCAGTCAAACAAGACAACTCCATCAATTCCTTTGGAATCAATAACTTCTACACTGCTAGTGGTGCTAGACATACAAGATATATCTCTGCTGCTTCACCAGAAGAAGATCTATCACTCGTACCAAACATTGTCTACTGTGTAAACGTTCAGTCTCAGCAGACATTGATTGTAAACCTACCTGCTACGGCAAATACTGGCGATACAATCAAGATTGTTGAAGTTGGTGGCAACCTAAGTTATAACACAAGTCTTGTTCTAAGAACTCCAGAAACATCTGGAACACGCATCCAAGGTGATGCTACAGGAACACTACTTGGTGGTAGATTAACTCCATATCCATCGGGTGAATTGGTGGTTCAAACACCAAACGCAGCGTTTACACTTGTATACCTAGGAGGTACAGATAACAATGGACAAGTTGGAATTCCAGCCGCAGTTCAAGGTTGGTGGTTAATGGAGGTCTGATAAATGGCAAACTACAATAGAATCAAAGCGTCCAAGGCGGTTCCTATCGGGACCATCATGCCTTGGACGGGGGCATCTACTACCTCTAGAATTGCTGAAGATGCCATCCCCAATGGTTATATTATTTGCAGAGGTCAAACTTTACGTGCCATTGATTATCCTCTTTTAGCAAATCTAATTGGCAACACATATGGTCCTTTTCAGGAACCTGGAGGACCACCAGTTGGTATTCTGAATGATTATCCAGAATATGGTGAGGATGATCTGTTTACTCTACCTAACCTTAATAACTGCTCTCTAGTTGACCTAGAAGGATCTAGATTAGACCCTTCGGATCAATTAGTTGTCGGTCAATATATTACAGAGAACGGCAATGATGCTGCTCCTCCTAGTAATGTTCTTTCTTACATTGATGTAAACTTCCAAGTTGAATCTGACGCTCAGTTATCTGGAAAAATTACTGGCATTACACTACAGGAACCAGCGTATTTCGATACTTACAGAACTATTCCTAGAAAGTTAGGTGTAGATCATACACCAGCTCACACACACCCAAGACCACCCGATGATAGATATCCATCTGCTAGTCCATCTGGTAGATATATCGCATTCTTTGTCCCTGGAACATATGAGACCCAGGATAACGATTGGACTACTGCTGACTCTGTAAACTCAGAAGATACAGATGAACCAGCAGATAGATTTAATCCTGGTACTGCCACATTGACGTGGTATGACCCAATTGCGGGACAGAGTTTACCAATCATGGATGATTTTCTTGATTTTACTGCTTCTTCTCCAGTTCTTCCTGCTCCCAGAGCAGGTCAATCAAGAAATATCAGCACATACGGTCAAACTATAAACTCATACAGTGATGATTATAGTTGCGTACAAAGTCAGCAGGCAAATGCTTGGACTGGTCCATTCCCAGCTCCTGGACTTTACAATGGCAGATTAAACTTTTACCCTGGCGCAGATGTTGCTGCTGCTAGAAATCAAGGACCATATCCAACAACTCTAAATCATAACACTGATTCTTGGAACTCTACTGCTCTTGCTTCTCACAATCACTTTACGATTGATATCTCAATGACCTTGGGACAGATGCGTGTACCTGGCACAATCCTCCTAAATAATATGACGACAGGAACTATTGCTCCTGTTAGTGTTGATAAGGCTTTGAGCGTACAGATCAACCCAAATACACCTTCACTTACAACTCTGATTATAATGAGGGCATTCTAAATGGCAGTATTTTATAACAGAGAAAAATCAAAAGTTGGAACTAATACTGGATCAATTATTAATTGGTCCAGACAACTTCTTTCTAATGATCCCGAAGATATTACTACTAAAGATGCTATTCCTGCTGGTTACTTGAGATGTGATGGTACTGTATATTCAGCAGAAATTTTTCCTGAACTTGCTACTATTTTAGGTGTGGGTCAGCAGTCAAGGTATAGACAAGAGAATCAAACCTTATTAGATAATCAGTTTCAAGTTCCAGATTTTGGATCTAAGAAACTTAAAGCATCATCTGGCGCTAACTTAGGATTGGAAGTCGATCTTCGTATTACCGATGATAATGACGAACCAATTGTAAAATCTGGTGTTGGATTAGAGGTACAAAGTAACATTGGTGAGTTGTATGAGATTGCTTATCAGGGTGATTTCTTTGTGCCATCTCAACAAATTGTTATTACTGGCGAACCAGGATTTGTGAGAGCAACTGGTAACTACACAGAAGAGACTGAAGTATTACAAACTGCATTCCTTCCACACGCACACTTCCACGACGGAACTAGAACAAGACAGGCATCTTCGATTGGAAACGAATTTGCTTCTATTGGTAGAAACTTTGCTACTAGATTTTCTACTCTTTGTATTATTCCTTGGTATGAAAATACATATCAGATTCTCTGTCAGTTAGCAGCATCTAGAGTTGCTACTTCTGGATTCTCTCAAACTGATGGACCATATGGTGGTGGCGGTGGACTATTTGGTAGATGTACCAGATATTATTATGGTGGATGTTTCAGTGGTTGTGACTTTGCTGGATCCAGATATGAGTGTTTGATTCCATCAGGAACTAGTTGTCAATATCCTTTATGGAGCGGTCAGTCTAGTTGTTCTGGTGGTGGTGGATCGCCAGATGAGACTACTTGTGGATCGATTGATTATACTGGATTGTTGTTTTCTGATTGTGTTTGTACTGGTCTTGCTGGTCTTGATGATGGTGGAGCATCTCCAAAAAGAGCAAGTACATCATTACCTCCAAACTATGATGAACCAACTGTTCCTTTTGATTCGTTCAAAACTGATGACACAGATGGATTTTCTGCTTTATCTAATGTCACAAATGAGACCGAAAATTTTGGTAATGAAGGTATTCACCGTCACTTCGTAAACTTCTCTGCTAATCCACATACATATGTTGTGAACACACAGCCATCGTTTATTCCAGCATCACCGTTGGTATCTACGATTTCTATTCGTGTAAACGAAGAGAATAAGGCAGATCAATTTATTCAGCCTTACATCGTCCAAGAGTTTCTCATTAAATATTAATGACAGTCCCATACAGAAATAAATTTACTGCTTACAAGCAGGAGCATGACAAGAATTATGCTCCTATTGGGTCTATTTTTCCTGTTTTAGTAGATAGTTACTCTGGCAAGATTGTTAGCAGTGGTGGAGATGGAACTGGTGGTGAATCACCAGAATATGGATACGAAGGATATCTCTATTGTGATGGTTCTGAATTAAATATTAGAGATTATCCTCTACTGTATAATGCTGTTAAGACTACCTATGGTGGTGGCACTGCTGTTACAAAATCTGCCCCAACAAACGCTGGTGGTATTATTAAAATTTTCTACAAAACATCACTTAACAAGTGGTATATTGTATTCAATCGGGATCTTAGTGTTCCTTCCCCCGTTAAACTTCCATATCCCTATGGTGTAACATTCAGATTTAATGATACCACTGGAGATACTCCTGCTGGACCAGGATTGGGTGGACTTGGTACTGGTAATGGTTGGATTTACAATATATTTTATGGAACTGCTGCTCCATCTGATACTGATCTTGTAGCATTATCTACAGATTATAATATTTCCACACAATATATTTACGAAATTTCTTTCCCTGCCTCAGAAGATCCTAACACATATCCTCAAGCAACATATACATTTACTAGTTCTAATCATCCATCAGTAACTTTAAATAAATCATTCGTTCTTTCTGATTATCCTTACAATGTTGGAACATTTGTTCTACCAGATTATAGAGACAGAATTGTAGTTGGTGTTGGTGGTGTTGACGGTGAAGGATCTCCAACTGTTGAGAATGCACTTGTAAACCAAGTAGGACAAGTTGGCGGTCAGTGGTATATCAGTAAAGATCAACTTCTTGACGGTGGTGTATTCTTCACTGTAGGTGATGTTAGAACTAGAGGATATAGTAATATCACCAGTGATATCTTTACATATTTGACTGGTGAGTCATCATATAGAATTGGTCCTCTTGATGATCATATCTTTAGCAGACCAATTGAACACAACCACCAGTTACTATCTGTAAGACCAGAAGATATTTTTGACTCAGAAGTTGGTGAGATCAACTGGGATGAATTTGCTGTAACATATACTCTCAGTAGTGCTAACGTTGCGTTGTTCGAACCAGCAGTTGGTGGTGGATTAGCATTAGGTCACTCTCATGGTATCACTAGAGATATTCTAAATGATCCAAACTCTGCTACTTATGGTAACACTGATGGCATTGGCGGACAAGATCCAAACACTCCAGCAAATATTCAATGGGATGTAAGTGATCCATATCTTCTTGGAACAGCAGTATATGATGATGTTTCATTAGAACCACATGGTCCTGGAACGGGTGAATGGGAAGGATTTAATAAACCATCAATTGCTACAAGTAATAGATATCTTGCTTTTGGATATGATGCCACTGCTAACATTTCAAATCCTAGTTCGTTAAAAGTAACTAGAAGTGTTACTTATACGTTAGACTTTACTGGATTTACTCAATTTTTTATTTTTGCTATTTCTGGTAATGATAACAATGGTGGAGAAAGACCAAATAATCCAGAAGAAAGTTTAATTGTAGAATTTTCAAACGGAGAAGAGGTTATAATTCTTCCATCTGCTAGAAGATATAACATTGATAATGGTGTTGAAAGTGGATTTGATCAATATGATGCTATCTATGCTTATTGGAAGGCAAGTACGATTGATATTCCAGCAGCACTACAAGATCAACCAAATCAAACGGTAAAAATTAAGCAAACTCTTAGACCACCTGGAAGTGGATCTGATGGTCAAGGAATTGGTGGTGTAGAACAAGGTCCTTCAGTTCCTGCTGGAAATGATAATGCTAATGACATGATGGGTATCCAAGCAATTGGATTGCGTGGTGGCATTACAACACCAGCACCAGAAACTCCTGGAGTATATCCAATCACAGGATCTGAAGCTTATAACATTTCTAGTATTGTTTATGATTCTGGAAATGGTTATGCCTTGGTAACGACAGTTCAGGCACATGGATTCAAGGCAGGAAAAACAGTTCAAGTTAATGGTGCTAGTCCAGATGCGTTTAATGGAGACTTTGTTGTATTAGAAGATCAATTGACTGCTAATACATTTACTTACGATCCTGGGGTTGTACCAACACCTACCACAGCAACTGGCATTGCTATGAATGTCAGGTTATCACCTGGATCGTATGAGGATGTAACTGAAACTCCTCAACCAAGAATGTATGTTGTCAATAACAATACTATTATTGGTGGTAAACCTGATGTTTTTGAAATTCCTGGAACTGGTATTACTTTTAGAAGTGATGAATTGAGTGGTGCTGGTACGATTAACACAAGTCCAGTTCCTGCTAGCGAAGGTGAAGTTACTCGTTTGGATGTTGAACTACGTGCTCCTGGTGGCGGTGGTGGTGGATCTAGTGCTGCTGGTACTGATGCTGGATATGCTTATGCTACATTTAGTCTAGATGGTAACAACTATACTGTATACGCTTATGGTGGTGAAGGTGGTGGTACTGGTGATAGCGGCGGCACGGGTGGATCTGGTGGTGGTGTTTTAATTCCATCTCAATTGGAAAATGATCCAAGATTTACATGGACTTTCTTAGAAGGTGAAGATGGAGATACTGGCGGCGCCACTGGACAAGGTACAGTTCCTGGTGGAGGTCCAACATTTGACGGAACTCCTTTATTTGGAAGTGGTGGCGCAGGTGGTGCTGATACTTATACAGTAAATGATGGTGATTCTAATTTCACAAGATATACAAGCAGCGGAACATATACTCCACCATCATTAGATCCTGATGAAGTTTCTAGAACTATTGAACTAAGAGTCGCTGGTGGCGGTGGCGGCGGCGGAAACAATAACGCTAACTCTGGTTGTGAAGGAACGGGCGCTATTGGTGGACAAGGTGGAGATGGAGCATTAGTCATTGCTACTCTATCTGCTAATCCATCAAACTTACAATGGACCATCGGACAAGGTGGTGGTCCTGGTGGTAACACTCGTGATGGATTTAGAGATGGTGCTGGATACGAATTTTATCAACCTGCTGGTGGCGGTTCTGGAGCTTCTAATGGTGGTGCTGCTGCTCTAGGTGCTTATGGTAACGGTGCTACATCTGGTTCTGGTGGTGGATCTACTGGTTTATTCTTTGATGGTGCTATTCCTATCATCGGCGCTGGTGGCGGTGGCGGCGGTGGTGGATCAGGCGGTGGTTTCAACGGTGGTAGTACTACTGATGGTTGTTATGCTGGTGGTGCTAATAGATCTGCTGACACAAACCTTTGGGCTAGAACTACTGCTATTGACTTTACTGCTGGTGGCAACGGAACTACTGGTGGGTGCTCCGCTGGTGGAGGCGGCGGTGGTGGAGGCGGTTCAGGTCCATCTGGAACCGCAAGTGGTGGTGACGCAGGTCAGGCAGGTGTAGGTCACAACGGCAATGGTGGTGGAACTGGTGGTAAACGTGGTGATTCTGCTTACAGATCCAACTATGTTTCAGCATCGTGGTCTACTGCTGGAAATGGTGGTTCACCTGGAAATGGTGGTGGTAGTGGATATGTTGATATTAAATTCACCAGAACTTTAGAGTATTTTGGCACTCAAGGTGGTGGCGGTGGTCAAGGCGCAAGAGTTACATTTACTATCGCCAACACGAATATTGCTATGATCGTTGGAGTCCAGACAAACGGACAGGGTGGTGGAGAATATTCTCAAGATGGTGCTAATGGAAGTGCTAGGGTTGTATATGGCGGAACCGAAGGTGGTGGAACTGTAGAAGGAGAAACTACAAACCCTGCTGGTAGATATTATCTTTGCGATCAGTCTGGTATTCCAAGTGGTGGTGCTAATGACGGTGCTATTTGGTTAAGTTCTTCTGCTAATGGAGATATTGAAGATCAAAATCTAACACCAGTTCTTCCTGGTCTTGGAACTAACAATACAAATAAATTCAGTATGAATGCAGGCGCTGGTGCTCCAACTTATAATGGATTTGCTACCAAGTATATTCCATTTACTGGTAATGGTACTAGAGAATATAGCATTGGTCCAATGGATCTTCGTTATGTCAATAGAATTAGATTTACTGTAAAAGGTGGAAATAATTTTAATGGTGGATCTACACCAGAAGAAGATCTTCTCTTGTATTGGAAGACTATTGATGGTGCTACAACTAATCTACTTGATACAATTATTGCTGCCGCTGCTGTCAATGGACAATGGCAAGAAGTTGATGTTACTGTTCCAGAATTATCTAATGCTAGAGACACAAACATTGAGTTGATTATGCGTCAAACCAGAACTTTGACTCAGGGTGATAATGACACTAACACTGAAGACACATATGGTATTTCTGCCATTACATTGTTCTATGATGAGGTTGTAACCAGAATATTCACTCCATCTGAAGGTAATACTATTCAAGATATTGATTATGTTGATAGAGTTGTCAGTGTCAATGAGTCTGGTATTACTGCTACTGAAGGTTTGTTTGAGATGAGTTCTTCAACTCCAATTTCTACAGAAGCATTAGTTGTTCCAGAAAACGATATTCCTCTAATTACTAGATATCATAGAGTCAAGTATCTTATCAAGGCACACTGATAAATATACTTGACAGGATGGTCTCACTAAACTACAATGGCTGAATATTCTTCTAGAGACATATTATTATATGTGAACGCAATGAATAGAACAATGTCTAGGAAGGGCATTACTAAGGAAATTAGTGATGAGTTCTGGGCTTCTGATATTGTTCCTATTCTTTATCCTATGTGGGATTCTGATAGAGATAAACTGGAAACTTTTGTTAGGTACAATGATGGCGTGAGTGCTATCAACAAAACAAAGTATCAAAGAAATCAGAAAACTGGTGAGTATAAGTGGGTTTCATATGAATTGAAACTTGACACATTTTTGCCATCTGAGTTGAACGATCTCTATGAAAAACTAGATGCCAAGTTTACTGAGTATAGAGGACTCATCGATGTAGATCTTGAGCAGCAACTGGCAGCAACATTTGCCAAGGAGAATATTGTTACCTGGACTAAGATTCTTATGGTGAGAAAGTTCTTGCTTGAAGAATCTGACTGGACTCAGGTTCCTGATGCTCCTGTCTCGGAAGAAGATAAGGCAATGTGGAGAACTTATAGACAAAAACTAAGAGACATTCCACAAGAGCAAGAGAGTATTCCTCCTAGTTCTGTTAGATTCCCTGTCACTCCTGTCAAGTATAAGCAAGCATTTGAAGAGGGTAGAACTGATGCTGAGTATCTATCAGAATTCAGTGGTCATTTCTACAATGTGACTCAATCCGTACTGAGTAAGTTCTCATCTAAAATGGTAACTTACCTAACTCTTGCTCTCAATGCTGGTGCAATTGGTGAAGTTCCAAGTCTCAAACCAGCAATTAAGGAACAAAATACTCTTGATGAAATTCTTAAGGTTATTGAAGCTGGAGGATTTGACTGATGCCATTAATTTCATTACAACCCAAAAGCATTTACGACATGTGTGTTCGTATTGCTTCTAGTGAGGATAAATGTGTACTTGTAATTGACAATCATAAGTATCATACCCTCACTGACGAACAAAAAGCAGCAATTTATAATTATTACAAAGATCCTATTGATGAGGATTTTGCTAATTGGATTATTCCAGAAGCAGAGATTGATGCTATTTTTGAGTCAAAAGATATTTTCTATATTTTTAATAGTGAGCAAGAAGCAGTAGACTATTGTTTTGACTGGTTCCCAAGACCAGAAAACTTACCCGATGAGAATCATTGGATCAAAGCATACGTTATTAAACCAGACGGTACGATTCCATACGTCAACGAAACCGCAGTTCCACCTGAGGGTTGACACGGGGTTGACACCTGTGCTATGGTAGCAAGGCGTCAGTAGGACACCATGCTTGAGTTTTGTTATGAACTTCCTTATGAGGATCTTGACTTTACAGACACAGAAACTCGCCAACTTTATCGTATTGGAAGGGGAGAGCAAGGAGTGCTACTGGTACGCCCTTACACTAACGATATATGCGCTCACTGGAGATTTGTAAATGAAGATGTTGCTCGCAAATCTGCTGATAAGATATACTCCATGTTCTGTGAATATAGAGAGCATGGAGACTTCATTGGTATGGACATGGCGAGGAAATTCCTTGAGATGGGGTTTACTCGCGCCCGACGATACGCAAATCATCATGACGGCAGAAAATACACTGAAACTGGTGAAGTTAGACCTCAGGAGACAGATGCGCTACACTGTGAAAAGTCCGCTGCTGCTAAAGTTTTCAAAGGCATAAGAGATAAAGCAGCATATGACCCAGAATATCAAAGACAACGCAAACAATGGAGAAACAATGAAAGTTCCTACGCAGTACGAGTTGACGCACTTGCAGCTACAAGCAATGTTACGCGATCACAATATTCCAGAAAGCGAAGTAAAGTATCTGGGTGAATTTGAATACACTGCTGAATACCAAGCACATCCAGAATACCATGGTTATATGATGCATTGGTATCGCATTGGTAATGAACATGAGGTGCCTGTCTGCGACATCGCATCCGTTGACCGAGTGGACGATGAATGAACTGTCACAGGGGGTCGCAAGACCCCTTTCTCATGCCCTATACTATTCTCATCAACGACGCACCGCATGACCCTGACCCTTCGCCCTCACCAGCAGCGTATGCTCGATGCTCTCCAGCGTGCTGACCGTGGGCGTCTTACCTGCCCCACAGGCGGCGGCAAGACCCTTGTGATGATTCTGGACACTCTGCGCCGTCTTCAGGCAGCAGATCGCCCTCAGACGATCGTAGTGGTCTCTCCTCGCATCCTGCTGTCGGTCCAACTCTATGAAGAGTTCTTTGCCGAACTGAATGGCAAGGTTGATGTTGCTACTCTCCACGTTCATAGTGGTGAGGTTGATGGCAACAGCACCACTAAGATTGCTGAGATCCAGTGTCACGCTGCTGTGTGTAAGACTGCTGGTGTTCATCAACTGATCTTTACCACTTACAACTCTCTGCGTCGTATCAACGAGGCAGGTATTGATGTGGATACCATCTATTATGATGAGGCGCACAACTCTGTTCGCCGTGACTTCTTCAAAGAAGTTGCTGCTGCTTCGCTGACTGCTAAGCAAGCATACTATCTTACTGCCACTCCTAAGTA